GCGAAGCAGACTTGAAAGGACACGACATAATCAAAAGAGTTTATAGTCCTAAAGACAAAGCACCAACACTTACAACAATGGGTGGAGGACATAGAGAACCTAAAGTAATTGTTGATGAATTGACTTGGAGAAAATTAACACCTCTTGAGTGTGAGAGATTACAAACAGTACCCGATGGATATACAGAAGGAGTATCGAATACTCAGAGATATAAAATGTTAGGCAATGGGTGGACTGTAGATGTGGTCGCTCATATCTTAAAAGGTATAAGACACAAAGAAGAAAGCGAAAAGATTACTTGGTCTTACAACGCAGACGGAGTAGCTTTATGAGAGGAGAGTTTACCAAAAGGATACGGAAGAATACAATGCACTTCCTGTTCGTTGACATTGTTGAGGTAAACATACTAGCAGTTGGTAGTCTGCTATATAGTCGGATACATTGGTAATTCAAGTTAAGGTTATACAATCAAAACTACCCAGAATTTTTAACAACACTAAGGAGTACAAATGAAACTTAAAAAACTATTAGAGATAAACCAAATGTGTGAAAAAAGAAAAGCACCTTGGGATATACAAGAATCTTTTGAATATGAATCATCAAGTGAAGGCAATATAAATATACTTGATATGGATATTGTTCATTTCATTAGAGCATTTAAAGTTTTATGTAAAGAAGAAAAAAATAAAAATAAAAAAAGTCTATACTGGATTTCAGATAGATTAACTGGATTAGCTAATGAACTAAAGGAGTATACAGATGAGTAAATTAAAAGAATATAAATTGGAAAGAAGAACTGTCACAGTAGAGGAGTGTTTTGTAGAAGCAGAAAACTGGGAAGACGCTGAAGAAAAGGGGTATCTCGAAGAACAAGATTGGGAATTCTCTTATGACGAAGAAGATATAGAAGCAGAGGAGATAGAGAATGACACAACGTAAATTACCGTTTGACTGTAGAGTAGTAGATGTAGGCCCTGTTGAAGTAGCCAATAGATTTACTGGTGAAAAAGTTACTATATCACCTGATGCTGTTGCAGTTTACGATACTATTATAGGTGCTGAGTGGATTAATGACTACGCTACTATGCGCAAAGGTTTAGATTGGTTTATTACAAATGAGCCAGATGCGTATATGGTATTACTTGATTGAACGGAGGTGACTGATGCAAACAAATGAAGATTTATATGATATGATTAGAGAACAGCAAAAAATGCTAGATAAAATAATAAAAATACTGGAGGAGATTAATGATGAAAAATTTTAAAATAACTACAACATCTATCTGTTATGTTGAAGCAGAGACAGAGGAAGAAGCTATAGAAGAATTTGAAAATAGTATCTGTGATTACGGAGACGCGGAGTGTTGTGAAATAGTAGAGGAGGTTTCTGATGAATGAAATAGAAAAGATAGACTACATCTATGGAGCAATTAAAGGAACGCTATGGGCTATTGAGAATGATGTAAACGAAATGCCAGTAGCAGAACTTGAAAACTCTATGGAGTTACTTAAAGACTTGAGAGAACCTCTATTCCAGGAATTGAAAAAAGATATTGAAGGTTGGGATTAATGCAAACACTAACTAAACTATTACAAATCGAAATGGCTTTGACTAAGTTAGAATGTTCAGTACCTTTTGGATTACGAAAAGCAACTGGACTTTCCGAAGCTATGGAAAATGTATCACAGCTAATAGAGTTTCACTTGGAGTGTGAAACTTTAAAAGGTGTTACAGATATTCCGCCTAGCTATGCAGATGCAGAAGAGATTGAACGTGAGTATGCAAAGATGAAGAAGGCTTTAAGTGGAGATAAAGATGCCAACGAAATTAAAACCCAGTAGCAAAAGCTATGATAGACAAACTAAAAAGACTACGATTAAACATTACTATATTAAAGGAGTATCTAAAAATGAACTAGTAGAACTTTATAACCAAGAAAGAACTAAACCTAAACTTAAAACTAAAATACTAAATGAACTTACTAGAAGGAGCAAAATAAAATGAAGAAGAAAAGAACAAACAGATATGTAATGACTGTTCATAAAGGAGATACGTTACAGGAATATAAACTTGAAGGAGTTAGGAACGCTGTTAAGTTTATTAATAAATATCTTAGCAAGAAACTTTATGTAAAATTACACGGAAGATTTGGAGAAAGTAATCCTAATCTACACAAGTACACAAGCTCTAATGGGCATATAAACTGGCGCGAATGTAGACTCGAAGACGCAGTTAGATATGATGTGTATATCTATGAGAGATAAAGACAATCTAATAAAAGCTTTACCTTTATTTATTTGGTTAGTCTTGGTTTTAGGAATTGTAATATGGGGGATTTGACATCCCTCTATTACTTCTTTAAAATCCCTATAGAGATCTGGAGAATATAATTGAACGCAAAGAAAATTAAAGCATTAAGAAAGAGAATAAAGCCATTACAAGTAGAATGGCTAAAGACTCTGTTAAACGAAGAAGAGGCAGCACAGGTCTCTATAGATAACATAGCTCAATTAGCCCCTACCCAGGATTATTATATGGCTAATCGAACTATGTATTTATCTTTTATGACTCCCAAATGGATTATGAAATACTTAAAAAAGTATCCTCATATAACTTCTTTTGCTGAACTAAGTCAGCACTATGAAGATTGGAGAGTAAAAAATAAAGGGAAGTTAAACTGGAACATTTAACAAAGGAGGTAATATGAGAAATCATTTTTTAACAGTAATAGTAACACTTATAATTGTAGGCTTTGGAGCAAATCTTTTTAGCAAGCACATTCTAAATAGACTTGATAGTAACGAAACAGTTATCCGCTCTTCTAATGCAATGTTGAACGATATAGAAAAGTCCTTAGAGGAAATCAAAGTTAAAACAGCACAAGCAATCTCAAGTAATGAACTACGGAACGCTTATATATCAATAGAAGATAACAAAAGATTTATTGAGTATGAAGTTAAGATGTCTAAGAAAAGTGTTCAGGCATTTGTTACTCAATTAAATATTGATATGGAACGATTGAACGAGATAGCAACTCAAGGGCAAACAAACGATCAGTCTTTACAGGAGCAAGTAAGTTATATCTTACAAGAACTACAGATAATTCAAGACTCTTTAGTAAAAGATGTTATCGAAGAGCCTGTACCTATACCTGTACCTAAAGCATTAGAAGATATTAGAGGAGCTATAGAAACCTACAGAGAAGAAAGCTGTGCTTTTGAATTAGAGTTAGGATCACAAAATAAAACTACAGTTATACAGAAAGCAGTAAATAGAGTTAGACGCAAAGGTACATATAGTCTTGAAGTTTTATTCAATGTCAACAAAGAAGGCACAGCAGAAATCTTTAATGTCAATTCAAATAACGCACCTTCAAGATTAAAAAGTGCTGTACATTCTTATGTATCTAAGTTAAAATTTGTACCTAAAGATGTATTACAAACTGATTGTGAAATGTCTTTCAATTTAAATGTAACATAAACGAGGTAAAAAAAAATGGCAGATAATAATTTTAATCCTGCAAGCGGTATTGGCGAAGTTACAGGTCGAGCCTATTACGCAAGTGTAACAACACCTAATACTACTTTTGATCACAAGTGGGAAGTTAATCTTGTATTAGATGATGAAACTCTAGCTGACTTTGAACAGCGTGGACATCCTGTAAAAGAAAAAGATTACGGAAGATTTGTAAACTTTAAAAGAAACGTAGATAAGAAAGGTGGAGGGCAAAATGCACGACCTGTTCTTATTAACGAGGAGCGTCAACGCGTAGATACGTTACCTAAAATTGGTAATGGCTCTCTTGTTAAAGTACAGTATGGCGAGTACGCTTGGCAGTATCGTGATAAGTCTGGAAAAGGAAGAGACTTAAAAGCTATACAGCTATTGGAACTTAAAGAATACATCGAGCCAGATGGATCTGGTATGTATGATGAAGGCGATTTCTAATGACAGAAGAAAACCAAGCTTCAATTACTATTGAAGGTGTAAAAATAAACGCTGATGAATTATCAGAAAATGCTAAACATCTTGTTGTTAGATTACAAAGTTTACAAAACGATAGAAATATTTTAGCACAGCAAGTACAAGAAAAAGATATACTTATGACTGCTTATCGTAATGAACTTATTCTAGATTATCAAAAAGATAAAACAGTTGAAAATAAAAAGGAGGAAGCTAACAAAGAAGAAGTAAAAGCAAACAAATAAAGCGTTAATACTAGACACCTTATAGCTGAATCTCCTTCAACCTCTTGTTGTTATGAGGTGTCTAGACTTTCTTAAAATATTGGGGAACAAGAATGAATACAAGATCAGAAAGCAAATTTATAAAACATATTCCGTGCGCCTCTTGCGGTAGTAAAGATAACAACAGTTTATATGACGATGGACACACCTTTTGTTTTGGATGTAACAAGCGAACATCGCCAAGCAATACTAACTACACACCTCCAGTAAGCACCTTACCTACAGATAGAAATTCTTTTTTACATTCGTATAAAGGATCTTACAACGCTCTCGAAGATAGAAAGATTAGTCTTAAAACAGCTAAAACTTTTGGAGTTTTATCTAGTCCTAACAAACACGTATACCCTTACTATAATAACAACGAAGTATCTGCTACTAAAACAAGAGAAGTAGATACGAAGAAGTTTTATTCAGGTGGTAACTTTGAAGGCACAGGATTATTTGGAGAACAACTATATCGAAACACAGGCGGTAAGTACTTAACTATTACCGAAGGTGAGTGCGATGCTATGGCCATACATCAAATGTTTGGAGGCAAGTGGGCAGTAGTATCTCTTAAAAGAGGATGCTCCTCTGCTGTAAAAGATATCAGAGAAAGCATAGAGTTTGTAGAAGCTTATGAGAATGTAGTACTTGCATTTGATAATGATGATGCAGGACAAAAAGCAGCAAGACAAGTAGCTCGAATACTAAAACCAAACAAAACTAAGATTATGTCTTTTCCTACAGGCTTTAAAGATGCTAATGATATGCTCAAGCAAGGTAAGTTTGAAGAGTTTACTAAAGCCTGGTGGGAATCTAAAACATATACACCATCAGGTATCCTTGAGTTATCAAGCAAAAAGAATGATTGGTTACAACGTGAAGACAAAGAAAGTATTCCTTATCCGTGGGAAGGTTTGAATAAAAAACTATATGGTATGCGCAAAGGAGAGTTAGTTACTCTTACTGGCGGTACTGGTTTAGGTAAGTCAAGTGTCACTAGAGAACTAGAACATTGGCTTATTAAAAACACTACAGATAAAGTAGGTATTATTGCTCTAGAAGAGAACTGGCTTAGAACTGCAGACGGAATAGTATCTATCGAAGCTAATGATAGAATTTATTTATCAGAGAAAAGATCTAAGTATTCTAATGAACAACTAGAACAAATGTTTGACAATGTTATAGAAGATGGTAGGGTATTTATACACGCTCATCACGGAGCAACAAACATAGATGAAATCTTTTCTAAGTTACGATACATTATAGTTGGATGTCAATGTGAATGGGTAGTTGTAGATCACTTACATATGTTAGTAAATGTAATGACAGAAGGCGATGAAAGAAGAGGCATTGATAATTTAATGAATCGTTTAAGATCTTTAGTAGAAGAAACAGGAGTAGGTATGATACTTGTTTCACATCTAAGAAGAGCAGCAGGAGAAAAAGGACACGAACAGGGTATCGAAGTATCCCTCTCTCACCTAAAAGGCTCACAAGGAATATCACAACTTTCTGATTGTGTAATTGCATTAGAAAGAAACCAACAGGCAGATGATATAGAAGAAGCAAACACAACAAAGGTAAGAGTTTTAAAATCTAGATATACAGGGGATACTGGATTAGCTTGTTGCCTTAAATATAACTCTAATACAGGAAGACTATATGAAACAGACTCTGATTTCTCTCCCCAACAAGATAGCACATTACCGTTTTAAGAAGGTAATATTTGATATAGAAACAGAAGGTCTTGAAGGTAACGTAATACATTGTATCGTTGCTAAAGTTATCGGAGGGGGAACTTACTTGTTCCCTCCTGATAAACTTCAAGAAGGTGCAGACTTAATTGAAAGTGCAGATGTTCTCATTGGACACAACATCATAGGCTTTGATATTCCTGTTCTTAAAAAACATTTTAATCTTAACCTTACCAATCACATTGAAGATACGCTTGTTGTTTCTCGCTTAGTTAATCCTGTTCTTACTGGTGGCCATAGCTTAGAGAATTGGGGATACATTCTTTATCCTAATGAAGCTGATAAAAGAAAAGCACAACAACCTGACAGTTGGGAAAATTATACTGAGGAAATGGGAAAGTACTGCATACAGGATGTAGAGTTAAATGCAGATGTCTATTATAAACTTCTTGAACAAGTAGAAAACTTTAGTCAAGAGTCTGTTGATCTTGAACATTCTGTTGCTAAGATAATGAAAGAACAAGAGATTAATGGATTTATGTTAGATGAACAAAAAGCTACTATGCTTGCTGCAAAACTTAATTCTAAAATGGCAGAGATAGAAAAGAAAGTACACGAAACTTTTAAACCTAAATGGGTAGACGATAGATTAGTTACTCCTTATATAAAGAAAGACGGTACATTATCTAAACGTGGTCTTACTGATGAAGAGTATAAACAAGTATATCAGGATACATTACATCCTAACTCTTCTGCTGAACCTTTTATGAGGCAAAAGTGGACAGAGTTTAACTTAGCCAGTAGGAAACAGATTGGTGAATACTTGATAGACTTTGGTTGGAAACCTAATAAATTTACTCCTACTGGTCAGCCTATTGTAGATGAAAATACACTAGAGAAAGTTAAAGACATACCAGAAGCTACGCTTATTGCAGAGTTTATGATGCTACAAAAAAGAGTAGCACAAGTATCGTCTTGGTTAGAGTTATCTAAAGATAGTAGAGTACACGGTTTTGTTATACCTAACGGAGCTATCACAGGAAGAATGACACATCGAAGTCCAAACGTAGCACAGACACCAAGCTCTCATAAGCCCTATGGTAAAGAGTGTAGAGAATGTTGGACAGTACCAGAAGGATACAAGTTAGTAGGAATTGATGCGTCTGGTCTTGAACTTAGAGTACTGGCACACTATATGAAAAATGAGGAATACATAAATGAAATTGTCAAC